ACCAGGATTAATATTTTCTATCCTGCTAGTTATATTATCGCACCCGATACTAAGTTTTCGCAATCCTTTAGGAAATGTTGCTAGGTCATAATTGAAATTAGAACAATGAAATATAATAGATTCAATGTGATCGCCAATATCACTTATATTTTCTTTGAAATTGAGGCCAAAATCAATATGTTTAATAAAAGCTGGTAATTTTGAAATAGGTTGATTGAAATAAGCATCGAATACAATACTATCGAATTTATTTGATTGAGGGCTTTTAGCAAGTGCCTCTAGAGCAGATATATCCAATAATTGAGTATTTTCAAAGCTGTTAAAATGCAAGGTAAAAGACATTTATACTAGATTTAATGTGCCAATTATGCAATTTGAATTATGCAATGTGAAAAACTATTAAAAAATCAAAAATAAATTATGAAATTCAATTTTTTAATTTCCTACATTGTGTGCCTCTAGAAACTCAATTATTTCGATAGCAATATCGGTTTCTTCATCTGCTATAGGAAAATACTTGTCCTCTGGATCTTTTAATGCTATGAGAAATCGACCGAATAACTTAGGAGATATATGATAATTAAATAACACGTGAATAGTTTCTACGGTTTCTTCGTCCATATCAAAGCTAAACAAATATTCAATGTCTGAATCAGTAAGTTGCAAAACTAATTCATTATCTATAGTGAGAATGGAATCAACAATACCGGAATATGCATTATGAACGGCCATACGCAAGCATCCTATTTCAGGTATATATCCACAAGATACAAAGTATTCATAAGTATCAAAGTTGAGTTCTATTGCTCGAGCTAGTAATTCATCCGATACCTCTAGTCCATTTTCATCAATAAGATATTCCAACACTTTAGTGAGATTATAGGATAATACATAATCAATATAGGTTTCTAACTGTTGGTCGTTATATCCTTCCCTAGGGGCATCATTCAATAGGTCTGTGGGTCGAATGCCATAGGTGGTGAATAATTCCACTAAAATTGGTATTTCTTCATGATCCAAAGCATCTAGAATCTTATCATACAATTCATTGCTAATCCCGGATGCCATTCTATCTTATATGATTATTCTTATATGATTATTCTAATATGATTATTCTAATTATATTTAATTTTTTATATATTCAATTTTTTTTTTAAAAAAATATTTATTTATATTAAGTAATAAAATTACAGTTTTAATTTTCAAATTATTTTGTTAGTATTCAAATGGCAAGCAAACCCTTAACTTTAACACAGAAATTAACGGGTCTTTTTTCAACAAAAAAAAAACTAACAAAAAAACGAACTAACAATAATACAGGCTTAGATAGACTAGAATCTGTAGTTGATGAATGTATTGATTTTTTGCAAAATCCTTATATTGGTGAAATCCCTGAAGGTATTTTTCGTGTGCCAGCACAACAAACTAAAATAAGTAAATTAGATAATCATATGCATAAACAAAATACATCATTAAGTGAATTCTTAAAAGAATTTATAGGAGAACCAAAAATATTAGTTGCTGCTTATCTTAAACATGTATTGCGTGAATTTGTATCAAATCCAGATAAAACTAAACACCTTATAATTATAAATGATGGACAATTACAATTGCCATCAGACACACAAAAAAAAAGAATTTTATACAAATTATTTACGTATTTAAACAAGCTAGCTAAAACTAGTATCCAACACAGAATGACTGCTGCAAACTTAGCAATGGTATTTACTCCTACTTTAGTAAATGATCTAGCACACATGCGTACAATTGAAACATATATTAATAACCCTGATGTATTTTTAACCAAAAGAAATTCTAATAACAATAGTAAAAACAATAGTAAAAAAAGTAGTAATAGATGGAAAGAAAAATTTATTCAAGAAACTAATTTTGGTATTAATAATTCAAATATATCAGCACCAGCACCAGCTCCAGTCCCAGAACCAGCCCCAGAACCAATACTAGAACTAGAACCAGCTCCAGCTCCAGAACCAACACTAGAACCTAGAATTTTACACCTATCAAATAAAACCACTAATGCAACTAAACCTACACCACCACCACGAATTCGTCGTTTACTACAAGCAACAGCCCCAGCACCAGAACCAGAAACAGAACCAGAACCAGTACCAGAAACAATGCCAGGTCAAGAACTAATACAACCACCAATACCAGCACCTCGTCTTTTACCACTAAAACCACCAATACCAGCACATCGTTTTTTACTACCAACACCAGCACATAGCCCTTCACAACTAGCAACCCAAAACTCTTCAGCACCAACAAAACAAACAAAACCACCTCTACCACCAAAACCTAAACCTAAACCAAAACCTAATACCTTAACCACAAATCATAGAACCAACAAAAAAAGCACCAACCCAAATAGAACCAACAAAAAAAGCACCAACCCAAATAGAACCAACAAAAAAAGCACCAACCCAAATAGAACCAACAAAAATAGTACCAACGGCTACAACCCAAATAGCACCAACGGCTACAACCCAAATAGCACCAACGGCTACAACCCAAATAGCACCAACGGCTACAACCCAAATAGCACCAACGGCTACAACCCAAATAGCACCAACGCCTAGTTCTTATCATTTAATAGCCTAAGATTTAAAAATCTTAGGTTTCTGTTAAAAAATATAAGTATTTAAGGATTGTTGAAAAAAAAACCGTATTAATAAAAAATAATGTTCTTCAGTGATTTTAATTTTTAGATATTTAGTTATTTAGTTAAATACCACTTTTTGATATTTAATATTCTTAAGTGCCTTTCCGGTGCTCTTGTTCTTTACAATCCACTTTCCCAATTCTGGAAGGGCATAATAATAAGGGCTATCATAAGGGCTCACCCCATCGCGGAATTTAGCTTCATAATCTGCCACGGTTGCCAGTGCATCATCCTCGGTATCACATAATTTCGACATATTGCTAGCGTGAACGATCGCAAAATCTGCATCGGCATCAATATCCATTAAATAAGAATAAGTATAATTCATTGTGATTAGTTTTGCTAGATTATAACCAATTTTTTCAAATAAATTAGAAGTTATATTTCCTTCATCTACAAGGCAAAGTTCTTCAATATAGGTAAATATCCTCATCATCTCTGCTACTAGTTTATCCCGTTCAATATTGTTAGAAGATTCAATAGATGAATCCAAGAGACTAGAGCAAAACTTGCTAGGGAAAAGTTCCATATATAATTGAATCCAATTCCAAGGTGTCATGCCTAATGGGCGCCCGTTAGTTTCATCTTTATTGGTATATTTGATAATGCCATTAAATATTTGCAGGCTGTTAGATGGAGTAGTAGGAACTTGAGATTTTACTAGATCATTCACCAGTACATCCATATTAATACCCAGCACATCACCCATACCATATACAACATAGAGAATATCAGACAATGCATCGCGAATTTCAATATAATCATTTGCTGCAATAGCGGCCTGTAATTCACCTAGTTCTTCTTTAATTAAATCTAGTCTTAGGCGAATAAGTTTAGGTTGCTCTGTTATTAACTGGCATCTAGAATGTAGGAATGGATTAAATTCAGGTCTACCGAATTCATCAATCTCGCCCGCTAGATAATTTGCAGGTTCCTTAGGTGCCATATCAAATGCACGGTTGAACTCCTGAACTTTTTGAAAATTTGTTTTGCCACTTGCGATTTCCATTCTTATCTATCTATCAAATTTATTTTATTTATATTCTATTTTTAAAAATCAATTTTTTTTATAGATATTACTAATAATTATAATTATAACTTAAAAACCTTTTAATTATTTTATAGTATTACAGTAGCCTCTCACATACAAAAAAAGCCTATCACATACAACAAAAGCCTATCATATAAAAAATGGTTTCATTAAATAAAGTAGATTTTGCGTTCCTAGAAGATAGTAAATATAATAGCAAAACAGACAAATTTAGTTTGAATGGTTATAAAACATTTGGAAAATGTGTGCACGTCTATGATGGTGATACTATACATATCATTATTAAGCTACCAAATAGTGATGCCTGTTATAAATGGATTATTAGATTAAATGGCATAGATACTCCGGAAATGAAATCAAAAAATCTTAATGAAAAACAAAAAGCAAAAGAAGCACAAGCTTTTCTATCAAAAATTATATTGAATAAGATTATTTATATAGAATGCTTGGAGTTTGATAAATATGGAAGACTACTAGGTAATCTATATCTTGATATAAATGAACCAAAATCAATAAATCAACTAATGATTGATAATGGATTTGCAAAAGCCTATGATGGTGGGCATAAAGAAGGCTGGGAATAATGTAGTCGATTAATGTTTTATTGGTTTATCTATGATTTGTTATTTTTTTGTTGTTTTTTTGTTTTCCATAATCCATAATCCATAAAAAGATATAAAGATAATTTATTTTCGAGGTTCTAGTAATTACTATAAGTTATTAAATATGGCGACACCAGGTGCAGCGCCAAATCATAATTCTGGATATATTGCTTATACTGGTCTAGGTAATATGGATATGTTAAAAAGTCAAATTCTAACAATGTTTGCATTGAAATCTGGGGATAACCACGAGGGCATTTTTATGGCTATCTGGGCGATTATAATGATTACTTGTATTGATGTGTTCTTCCGTTTCATACCAGTTCTACTGGCCAGGATTGAATTACTTGTTCGGGAATATTGCAAACATAGAATGAATAAGATTCCTTTAGTTGCTAGCATAACACCACTAACTAAAGGTTCGTATGAGGCTAGTATAGTGTTAATTCGTAATTATAAGGATAAAGATGATACTAGCAAATCTGCAAATGTTTCTAATAAAGATATTATTCTGGAATATGAACTAGTAGATGCAGTAATTGAATTTATTTGCAACCAAGATGCCGCTCGCCATTTAAGATATACCAATAAATACTATATGAATAATACTGAACCAATTAGGATAACCCCAGATATTACTGCTAGAATGGAACATTGTGAAATTGATCCTAAAACTAATCAGATTAATTCTCTAACAATTCGGCTTTCTAGTACTACATTAAAACTATCCCAGATGAAAGAACAACTTACTCGCATTTTAGGAACATATCTTGCAGAAAAGTCTAATAAATTAGGGAGTCAAAAATATTATTTCAATGAATTTCATATACCACCAATGCCTGATATAGACGGTGGTTTTCGTTGGGAAACAGCTCCAAAAAGGATTACATTTAATATGACACCATTCAATACGTATAAGAGTATAAACAATATATTTGGTTCGCATATTACTAAGATTCGCGATCGGGTTAATTTGTTTATTCATCATCCGGAATGGTATCAACAACGTGGAATTCCACATACACTAGGAATCTTATTGCATGGCCGACCGGGATGTGGAAAGACTTCCTTAATCAAGGCTATTGCACGAGATACTAATAGACACGTCTTTAATATTTCGCTACGGACTACTACTACACAGCGGCAATTAATAAATCTCTTATTTGATGAAAATATTTCATTTACGAATGCTACCAATGAAACTAGCATCATTTCTATTCCACTAGATCAAAGAATTTATGTGATTGAGGATATTGATTGTATGTCAGATGTTGTATTAGACAGGGCTTTGATAAACGAATTACCAGAGCAAGATATAAATCCATTAGAGTCTTTAGATACCAATGAACTAGTATCTGGTATGCCAGGTAGTATGAATACGCCGATTGATTTCTTACATCCGGGAATATTTGTTGATATGAATAAATCTAATTTTGATTCTAGAAACAATATACAATCGTCAAGACAAATAGATACAAGAACTAGAGAGCAAAACAAAGATAAAAAGTCAAATACAAATACAAATACAAATACAAAGTCAAATACAAAGTCAAATAAGGAAGAAATTACCTTATCATTCCTGCTTAATTTGCTAGATGGTGTATTAGAAACCCCGAATCGCATTCTTATAATTACCAGCAATTATCCGGAAAGGTTAGATAAAGCACTTATTCGCCCGGGTCGTATTGATTTGAATATCCATTTTGATTATGCGGATATGGAAATAATTCTAGATATGTTCCAGCATTTTTATAATCTTTCTATACTAGAGGCTAAAAAGCTAGAATTGAACCCGAAAATAGATAAAATGTTTACGCCGGCAGAAATAATTGCCGTATTATGTAATAATTACAAGACTGCGGATGATGCAGTTGCTAGTTTAAATGATCTAGCACTATCGAAAAATAATTCTTAGTAAGTTTGGGATAGATTGCCAGATTGCCAGATTGCCAGATTGCCAGATTGCTAGATTTCTAGATTGTTATTCTAGTGGTATGTGTTTTTG